CGGCTACGAAGGCGAGCACGAGATGCCAGGATGGTCAGAAGTGCCGTGGAAGGCAAAAGGCGGCTACGGCAATCAGGGCGATAAACAAGGCCGGCAAAACGCCGCTCGCGAGCGTCTCTGGTTTTCGCCGCATTGCCTTCCAGGCATTCCGCGCCAATCCAGCATTTTTGACGAGGTGGCCGCATGAGCTTCAAGACCCTGAAGATTGGCAGCCTTGAGATCCCAGTGCGAGCTGCGATCGATGCCGACCAGACCTACACCCAGTTGGGCGGCGAAACGATCCTGCGCACCATCAGCGGCGCCGGCATCCGGCAGGAAACGTGGAAGCGCACCCGCACCACCATCAACGGCAATGGATGGCTGCCCGCCGCGCTCGCCGCGATCGATACAACCGTCTCGATGGACGTCGCCTGCATCGCCCCGCAAGCGCTGGTCGCCGACGTCAACCGCCAGGCGACGCTACCGGCCGCCCGCCGCAGTGATGCCGGTCATCTCCCATGGGCTTTCGCTCTGCTGCCAGATGGCGCGCTGGCCAACACCACGCTAACCATTGTCGGCAATGTCGCCACCGCCGCCGCCGTATCGGGCGCCACGGGCTACCTGATCCACTACTTCCCGCTGTTGCATTGCTGGGTCAATCGGCCATCGCAATCGTTTTCGCTGGCCCGGGCGACGCACACGTGGGAACTGATTGCAGAGGAGGTTTGACCGATGGCTGCTGACGCACAATGGGCGGCTGTCGCCGCAATGCTGCCATTCTCGGCAGACCTGCTCGACGCGACCGGAAAAATCGCAGAATTCCGCAACCTGACGACGATCGACGATACCGTCGGCAACCCGTTTGGCGCCGGCAATGCGGCCTATCACGCGGGCTATTCCTCCGGCCCAAATGCGAGCGGCGGCATCATTTACGGCTACGTTGGCCTGTCGTCGAATTTTTCGATTCAGCTCGCGTGCTATCCGGTTTCCGGCGGGCACGGATCCACCGATTCGATACTGCTGCAGGTCGGCACATCCGATACCGCGGGCAGCTTGCGCATCGTCGCCAACGATGTCGACGACCCGATGCGCCTGCGCGTCACGCGCTACAACGGCAGCGCATACGTCGATCTGATCGCCGTGCCGGTGGCCACCATTACCAGCGACGCATGGCACTGGATCCAACTCGATCGCGTGACCAACACGTTCACCTTGTACGTCGACGGTGCCGAATATTCCACAGCCACGCAGAGCGTCTCGCTGGGTGGTGACGATATCATGGTCTGCCAAAACGGCCAGACCCAAAATCTCTGGAAGGGCTACATGGCGCAATTGCGGGTGACGACGGCATTGCGGGCGAGCCACGCCGTGCCGGCCGATCCATGGCCACGCCCGACGATCAGCGGCACCATCCTGGACGTCCTCGGCAATCCGGTCTCCCGCGTGGTGCGCTGCATTCCGCGCGCCGTCGCCGTGCAGGCGATTTCGGATCCCGTGACCGGCGTGTACACCGCGTACCCGACCAGCTACGCCGACCACATCGTCATCCGAATCGATACGACAGACGACCCGCCGATTGATGGCACGGTCGTCGGTTCCGGCAATGCGATGGTGCTCGACCGCGTGACGCCCGGCAGCTGACGGGGCCTGAAATGTCCTACGCTCCGCCACTTTGGAATCTCGCCAATTTCCAGTCAGACGGCGTCGTCTATTCGCCACCTGGCTGGTACCAGGCCAACTTCTGGCCGGGCCTGCCGCCAATCATCACCTATCCGCCGACCTACGGCGGCACCACGGGCGCCGGAACCGCCGCTGCCGTCTGGTCGGCCGTCGTCACCATCGACGGCGTCGATGCCTCATCAAAAATCGTCGGCGATATCCGCATCGAAGCCAGCGAGGGCGCCGCTCGAATTGCTGAGCTGACGATCCGGCCGGCATCCGGGACCGGCTTTGCAATCGCCGACTGGTCAGGAAAAAGCGTTACGATCGACATCGTCGACCTATCGACCGGCGTCGCCACCGATGCGCGCCGACTATTCACCGGCCTGATTGACACACCGACGTTGGATCTCGATTTGCGGACCATCGGCCTGTTGGCAACGGACAACCTGCAAAACCAGATCGAGGCGTTATCGTCCCAGGCGATCGACACGCTCGTCCCGGGCGGCTATCACTCGCCGGTGATTTTTGATCCGGCCGCCCGCGGCTGGTCGCGCGCACAAGACCGGCTTGCCACCGTGCCGGCGTCGCTTGACCTCAGTCCGCAGAACGCCTTTCGTCTTTCCGACTGGGCGCCGCGCGCCTCGCCGAACATCAGCTTTACGGAAGTTCACATCCTCACCGGATCGCTGCAGACGTCGCAATCCAGCCGTCACCAGCTCGTCAACCGCGTCGACGTCGATTTCTCCTACCGATTCCCGCGCGTCAAGGCGGAAGGATACGAGATTTCGGAAACCTACGTGACGATCGGAACCATTTCTGCGCACGCACAGGCCGGCAACTGGTTTTTGACGCGTGCGGCCGTCGAGGCTGCGATTGGCTCCGCAGGGGGCGCGATCGTCTCGATTACCTACGTTGATCTTCCAACCTACACCATCGGCAGCTGGACGCCCGGGCCGTCGGATTATCTGCTGTGCATGGGATTCAATGCGCTGGTGAGCTTTGAGTACACCCAGATGATCGAGGAGCAGCACGCCATCACGGTGAGTGCACCGAACTCCATTGCGGCCGTGGGCACCCTGCGGGACCGCCTCTCAGGCGCGCTGGAAGGGCAGTATCCGCCTGTCGAGGCTGTTGAAACTTCGATGTTGCTCTACGCCAAGTCGGTATCGTCCATCCCGCCGCAAGACCGTGCGGACATCGCCAACGGCTACACCACATCGGCTGACGTCACCTTGACAGCGGATACCGACCGCGACGCGGCCAACGCAGCGATGGAAACGCTCATTGCTGTCGCAAAAACACGTATCTGGGCAAGCCACCGACGAAACACGGTCTCCGCGGCCGTTGCGCTCAATCCCGACGTCGACCTGCCTCAAACGATCGACATCGATGTCGACGGCCAGCTGCACGCCCGGGGCAAATGCCAGAGCGTCACGCATACGCTGTCGCCGGAATCCGGCGAAGCCATCACCAGTTTTACCCTGGCGATCTGTTCCGTCGCCGGCACCGGCATCGAGCATGCCGAAACACCAACCGCCGCCCCGGCCGGATCCTCGCCGGCGACTTCTGCGCTTTCCGAAGTGCCATCAGCCGACTTCAATTACGGGGCGGCCGAAGACCACATTCTGACGGTGATTTTTCCGGCCGTGGCGGCGATCGAGCGCGACAAGCGGGATTTGCCAATTGCCAGCAGCTATTCCGCGCCGCTCACCGAGGATATCCTGGAGATCACCATATGAGCAACCAGCCGCCCGCCAATCCGCCGCCTGCCGGTGCTGATGTTGTTCAATCGCTCGACGACCTGGCGACCGCTGCCGGTCTGAGCACGCTGCGGAACAAAATTCTTCCGGCAACGACCGGAGTTACCACCATTCCGGTCCGGATCGGCAAAGCGCTATCGACCGGACAGCCAGCGCCCTGATCGAATGGCGATAAGGCGGGTGATAGACTGGGCGATACGATGAATCAGGCAGACGATATCGCCCGGTCGCGCGAATTCCTCCGCCACGGCGTAGGCACCACCACGCGCGAAAACCGCGTCCTCCCATCCGCACGCGCGTTGCCGCCAATTCCCGCCCGGGTCGGAACGGCCGGCCCGCGCGAGGAACCGGGAACCTACGTCGAAGTCGACTACGCGCAGCGCGTCCTCGAAACGGACAACAGCATCACGTACCAGTACGACATGCTGAACACGCCGCTTGACGGCTATCGTTTGTATCTCCAGCCGCGCCCAAGAAACACGACGGGCGGCGACGACAACTACTACGCTTCCGCGACCAAACTGACGACCACCGACGGCCTGCTGAAGACCGACTACAATCTGACGCTCAAAACAGCCATGATCCGCCCAACATCGGGCGCCGACCGCGTGGCTGGCTTCGGCGCTTCGCCGGTGACTTCGTGGTTCACGGACTTCGACCTGATTCGCGGCCCAACCGGCGTGCACGCGATGGTCAAAAAGGCGCGCAAAATCGACATGCTGGTCGACGGGGTGGCCGAAACCCTTGAACTCAAACCACCGCCCTATACAACGCCGGCCGGCAATGGCCTGTGTGTGCTGGACGAGATTCTCAAACTGGGCGACCCATGGCACGGCCTGATTCAGGGCGGGACGCTGCGCCTACCAGGCGGCAAAACGCGGCCTGTCGCACGGCCTGGCATTGGCTCCGGCGTGGTCTATCCTCTAATCCCATACGGGGTGACGCCTGCATCGACCGCCGACGCTGCCGACGTTGCAGCGGGCCGCACGTGGCTCAATTACGGCTTGCTGGCCGGCGAATGCCTGTATGAGCAGACCATCCGCTCCGCGTTTTTTGCTTGGGTCTATATCGCTCCGGACAATACGACCTGGCGCGTCGAGTACGTCTACGTTTTGGTCGAGAGCAATTGGAACATCCAGCTGAAATTCTATCCGCTGCGCAAGCTGTTCTTGACCAATGACAAGTGGGGTGGTCTCGTGCAAACCTTGCTCGCTCCGATCAACCCGGGAACGACGGCATACCGATCGGGCGTCCTGTATGACCTCGATAGCAAAGGCGCCAACGCCGTATTTTTTACCGCGTCAGGATCAACAAGGGGAGCAGCGCTTGTCAATATCCAAGGAATCCCACCAGCCGCAACAGCGACGCAGACGTTACTTTGCGATGGATCGCCCTATGGATCAGCGTATTCGATGTCGGAATATCAGGACGTAACCGTGACTGAAACACTGCTGTGGCAGTATCGCGTACGGACGATTCATTGGGACATCGTCGAAAACGGTACGCCACTTAGCACCTACAGCGATGCTACGCTTTTCATGCAGAACATAGCCAATGGCGATTTGCCGCCGACTCATCCCGATGTTTTGCCGCCGCTTGAACATGATTTCGATGACTACCCGATTGGGATGGAATATTCGTATGGTCAGTTGCGCTATGACTTTAATGGGTATCGCGACTATTGGGAAATAGTTGGTTTTTGTTTCGATTCGTCAGACACAATCAGAGAGGTTAAGCTACAAAGCAATCTACAAACGAAATATCATGCGCTGCCATATCCTGAGTTTTTTTGGGGAAATTTTGATTTCCTGTCAAACCTGAAAGCTTACGGGGATGGAGCCATCTATAATCACGTTTTGCGTATCGGTGATATTGTTGGTCGTCTTGTCGAAGGCAACTATGACGGATTTGACTTGGAAACCCTCGTTTACGAAAAATATGGCCCCGGTCAGCCTTTACTGCCGTCTGATTACTCACCTGTCGAGTTCAATGCAATCAGGTACAGCAATCGAGCCTACGGCCTGCGCGTGAAGATTCCTGGCCAGGTCGATTTCTACCACATTGCCCCGATGTCTCCGCATGGCCAGTCGGAGTATCCGGCGGACATTGTCTCCCAGGGCCAGCCATTCGCCACCTATCACCCGATTACCCATCAGATTGTGTGGGAAACAGGCTTTGTCAACTTTGTCTGAGCCATCATGACCCCGTTTGAACTCGAACTGCTGAAAATCTCGGCCCCGTGGCTCGCCGGCATCCTGGCGACCTGCGGAGGCGTCGCTATCACGGTCGTCAAACTCTACATGACATCGATCGTCAATCGAATCGGTGATATCTCGACGTCCGTCCAAACGATCGGCACACACATGCACGAGATGGAAGGCAAAATTCGCGAAGAACTGTCAGCAATCCGCCTGTCCACTCAGCATCGCGACGACGTGATGGCGGGCAATCTGGCGTCAAGAATCGAAGGCATCGAGCGCGTCTGCGAGACACAGCACGGCATCCTGATGAACCGACGAACGCAGGTTGACGACCGTCGAAGACCATCTGCCGAATGGGCGCAAAATAGCGACATCTCCGGCATAAAAACGAAGTGATGCCACCATGCGCAACGCCGGCCGCTTGCTGAATTGCTGGCTGGTCGCCATGTGGTTTTGGGGGCAATCGTGGTGCGCGTATCCGGTCGCAATCCGGCGCAGCCATGCTTTCGTGCTCGTGCCGCACTTCATCGCCACAATGCCAGGCCGGTGGCGCCATTTTTTCGCCGTCGAGTACATCCCGCCGCGCCGCCGGCGATGGACGCTTGATGACTTCGTTTTGCTGTTTCGCGGCCGCTATCGTGTCACCGAATACAGAGCAGTCGGAGTCCAGTGGTTCGACAAAAGATCGGCCGCCGTGACCTGGATGGATTGGGCAAGGCGGAGAAAGCATGCCGATGATCAGCAGTCGATCACGTCGAGCGGCCAGCGTTAGTGTGATGTGGACGAAGACACCGACCGGCGAATCGGCGCCATCGAAGCAAAGCAGAGAGCGCGGGACGCTCGGTGCGCTGCGTGCCGCGAAAGGTCTAAACGCGAGTTCAGGATAGCGCGTCACGTCCGCTTGCTTGCTATCCTGTCCGTGATTCTTGCGCTGATCTGCGTGGCGTTGGTGGCCACGTGAAAAAGCCCTATTTCAGCTTCCCTGAAAGATCCTCTGCGCTTGGATTGTAGTAAACCAACAGCATCCGCAAGTCACGATGCCCGACAATCCGCGCCAGTTCAAGCACATCGAACACCTTTGCAAGTCGGGTGATTGCCTCGTGCCTGGAATCGTGAAACGTCAGATCCTCAATCCCTGCTTTCGCCCTGGCCTTGCGAAAT